TAGAAATCCAAATGAAAAATACAGTGGTCATTTTAAGAATAACCCTAAAAGGAAAATTTCATCATCTCAGTTTAGCACATGGCATAGAGAAGCGGTAGCAGAAGCAAGTGCTATGTCAGCAATTAATCCAAGGAAAGCTACAGTAGTGATGGGATATAGTGCTAATTATGCAATGTGGGTACATGAGATGATTGGAGTACAGTATACTCCAAGAGATCCTGAAGCTGGTCCAAAATGGTTTCAACAAACTATTGATGAGAATCAGAGTAAGATATTAAAGATAATTGCGGAAACTTCAAAGATACCATAATGACAAGAGTAGCGGATGATGTAAAGGATATGCTGGAAGCAGAGAGCACTTTAGGGTTGACTTTCGGTGGTAACTTATTTATTAATAAGGAGCCAATTCCTCCTCCGAAGGAGACAGTCACTATATTTGCCACTCATGGTAGGCCACCAGATATTACCTTGGATGGTAAAGGAAGTAGTTACTATCGTTCATCTATTCAAATTAGAGTAAGAGGAATAGATCAGCGAAGCGTAGAAGATTTGACCAATGACATAGTTGATTCATTACATGGCCGGGGACAAGAGACGTGGAATGGAACTCTATATACTGTGATCACCTGTTCTAGCGGACCCGCTCTGCTGGATTGGGATGAAAACGGGCTAGTTCGTTTTATTGTTAATTTTAATTTACAACGGAGATGAAAAGCGGTATTTATAGAATAATCAATGTTGTGAATGGTAAGCTTTATGTAGGAAGTTCTACAAATGTTGCTTACAGGCTGTGGTGGCACCGACGAGAATTGTCTTTCAATAGGCATGAGAATAGGTATCTTCAAAATGCTTGGAATAAACATGGAGAATCTTCTTTTAAGTTTGAGCTTCTTTTTAATTGTGAAAGAGAGCAATTGCTTCAAAAAGAGCAAGAAACTATTGATCGTTATAAATCCACTTGGAAGGATAGCGGTTATAATATTTGCTTTAATACAAGAAATTGTTTAGGAGTTAAACGTTCTCCAGAAACAAGAGAAAAGATGAAAGGAAATACTAATGCTAAGGGTAGAAAAGGATGTCATCATTCTCAAGAGTCAAAAGAATTAATGTCTATTGCTAAATTAGGGAAACCTTCAAATAGTAAAGGACATAAATGCTCTGAAGAAGCAAAACATCTAATGACTATTGCTAAGTTGGGAAAGCCTTCAAACAACAAAGGGAAGCCTAATCCATATAAGGGACTTCATTACAAAAAGAAAGAAGTATTAATTTAATTTTTTAAAAGGAGGTAAAATTATGGCAAGCAATGCAATTGCTGGTGTAGGAACCAAATTTTATCGGTGGAGTGGAACTGCATGGGTAGCACTCGCCGAAATTAATTCCATCACCGGTCCAAGCATGACCAGGGACTTTATTGATGTAACGTCTCTGGATTCCACCGGAGGATTCCGTGATTTCATTACGGGCTTCCGAGATGCAGGAACTGTCGCTCTCGCTATGAACTTTACAGCAGACACATACGCTCTGATGAAAGAAGATTTTGAGAATGACGCTCCTCAGAACTACATGATCGTCCTACCGGACGAAGCTGCCACCAGTTTGGAATTCTTAGGATTAGTGACAGAGATGCCACTTTCTATTCCTACTGATGACAAAATCACCGCTGACGTTACAATCAAGATCAGTGGTACTGTAGACCTTACTTCAGGTACGGGTACAGTTAGTTAATAAAAGAGTTAAAACTCCTAATCAAGGAATTTTTTTAAAACAAAGAAATCATGAAACTTTTAAACAGAGAATCTCTCTTAGCAAAGGAAAAACTTGATATCGTGAAAGTCGATCTTGGAAATGATGAGTATGTATTTGTTCGTGCTATGACCGGACATGAAAGAGATCATTGGGAACAATCACTCATTAAAAGAACAAAGGATGCCAAAGGAAAAACATCTTATGATCAGTCACTGGATGACTTCAGAGCCAAATTAGTGGTAAATACAATCTGTGATGAAGATGGAAATTTATTACTTAAACCAGGAGATTATCCTACTTTGAGTAATAATATGAGTGCAAAGAAACTCGAAGCTATTGTGAATAAATCACAAGAGTTGAATGCTATATCAGAAGAGGATAAGGAGGCATTAGTAAAAAACTCAGATGCCGACCAAGTCGGCAATTCTACTTCCGCCTCTGTAGAGAATTAGGCGTTCTCCATCCTGACTACCTATTGGATGGGTCTGTTGACGTGTATAAGATATTTGGTATCCCTATAATTACGAAAGCAAGAAAAGGGTTAAACTCAATACAGATAAGTGAATGGGAAGCATACAACAAGATAGATCCAATAGGTACCTGGAGGGAGGATTTCGGATGGGCTTCAATAATAGCCAACTTTACAAATATGATGACATGGGCGCATGCAAAACATGGGACGAAACATACGGCAGACGATTTCATGCCCGATTGGGATATAGAAGCTCCGGAGGATACCCCACAGCAATCCGTGGAAGAAATGAAACAGGTATTTCAAGCGATAGCAAAAGCGCAAAATAAGAAGATTGGTATTCAGCCCAAGAATCCACCTAAAAAGAAGAAATAATGAATTTAGGTACATTGATAGCATCTTTAACAGCAGAGACTTCAGGATTAAAGAAGGCTGTGGTGGATATGAATAAATTCGAGAAGAAAATTTCTGTCGCCACTAATAAGATGACTCGTCAGCTGGGAACTGTATCTGCTGCAATAAAGAGGGTTGATAAGAACTTAGCAGAATTGGCATCTGCAGGCCATATGAATACATGGGAAAAGAAGATGCTATCAGCTACAAATAAAATGGTGCGTCAATTAGGTAGGGTTACCAATCAGACAAGATTACTCAGGAAAGAATTAAATAGTTTAAATGCCGCGTATGCAGCAGCAGGTGTTGGTATGGGAGTCGGGAAGAAAGCTGGAGGCACTGCCATTATTCCTACTGGAGGAGCTACGGGTGATCTAACTAAAAAGGCTACTGAAGGAGCTAGCTCCATGGGAAAAACAATATCTTCCATGAGTATGCGACTCAGGAGTTTTGGTTGGTTGGCTACTACAGTATTTACTGCTCCACTTATCTTGGGTGGAAATGCAGTGATGAAGATGGGCAAGGAGTTTGAGTTTGCTATGTCCAAAATAGAAGGGTTGGTTGGAATCAATAAAAGTAAAATAGAAGAGTGGAGTCAAGCTATTCTGGATATGGGTAAGAAGACTTCCAAAGGTCCTTTAGAATTGGCTGATACCTTATATTATGTGGCATCTTCTGGTTTTAAGACCAATGAAGCTTTGAGAATAACGGAGATGGCGGCAAAAGGAGCTGCTACTGGATTAGGAGAAACAAAAGATATAGCAAACTTCCTTACTTCAGCAATGAATGCTTATAGGGCTTCAGGATTAAGTGCTGCTCGGGCAATGGATATCCTTACAGCATCCGTCAGGGAAGGGAAAGGAGAACCCAATGAAATGGCAAGAGCATTAGGAACGATATTACCTATTGCTGCCGAATTAGGAGTATCACTTGATCAGATAGGAGGGGCCTTAGCATCCATGACCCTTATTACATCCTCTACTTCCAATGCTGCCACTTATTTAAGGAATGTCTTGATGAAGTTGATGCATCCATCAGTGGGTACTCAGAAGGCTTTTAAAGCAATGGGGACTTCTGTGGAAGAGATACTTGATATATTAAGAAATAGAGGGTTGATGCCTGCCCTTGTCAAATTAAGAGAATTAACTGATAAGTATGGAGTATCAATGTCTAAAGTATTTCCAAATATCAGAGCATTACTTGGGGCATTAAACCTTACAGGTCAGAACTTGAAATATAATGAAGAGGTAATGAAAGCCGTTACGGAGTCAATGGGTGATTTTGAAAAGGCTTTCTTTATTGCTTCTCAAACTTTGCAATTCCGTTGGAATGCTGCAGTAGCTGGAATGAAAGCAGAATTGATTCGGTTAGGAGTAACAGTTGCTAAAGTGATGCTTCCTGTAATGGAAAGATGGGTTAATTCTATTAAGAATGCAATTAATTGGTTTAATGATCTAAGTAGTGGTATTCAAAGATTGATTCTATTTATTGCCAGACTTTTGGTAGTAATGGGTCCATTGGCATTGCTTATGAGCACCTTTGGTATAATTATTGGAGGATTATCCACAGCCATGACTACTTTGGGAATAAGTACGATTGCTCTGAGTCCAATATTCTTAACATTATTAGCTGTTATTGGTCCGATTGCTATTGCTATAGCTGCTTGTACTGCTGAAATGATCAAATATATAAAGGCTTCTAAGGAGCTTGAAAAGATTCAAGGAAAAATAGATAAAGCTGTAGGAACAGAAGCATATAAATTAAAAATGCTCTTTGAGGCAACAGAAAAAATGGCTATGGGTTCTAAGGAAAGAGCAGATGCTATTAAAGAAATAAATGAGAGGTATGGTTTATATTTGAAGAATGCTTTAAAGGAACAATCAACGACGGAAGACCTTCAGATTGCATATAATAATGCTAGTCAGGCTTTAGAAGCTTATATAGGGACAAAGGAGAGAATGCTTGCTCTGGATGAGCAGAAAGAAAAGGTTTCAGGAGCCTTTGCTAAATATCTTGAACAATATGTAACTGGAGTTTCAGAAGCACTTGGAACAACTATAGGAACTATCTTCAGGGCAGAATTGATGGATACCATAGATGCTTCATTGAAAGAAGGAGTTGGCATGTGGGAGGGAAATAAAATCATAAACGATTTTTATGATTCGTGGGTTAAGAAAATGAAGATAGCTCCAAATTGGAAAGATGTTGAATCTATTTTCAAAAAGGTTAAATTCAAGGATGCTGTTTATGAATTTGGTCAGGTAAAGAAAGCAAGTGATAAAGTAACAAGTTCATTGGAAAAAGTCATTGCTGAATATAAGGCAATGTATGATACAATGGAGAAAAAGCCAGAAGTCGATCCTTTCTTTGAAACTATACAAGATGAATCAATCAAGGAGATAATGTACGCTATGAAAGCTCAGGATCAGATGCTTAGCAAACAAGCTGAACTTTTAGAGGGTACTGGTCAGGAGAGTGATATTGCTGCTCAGAAAATGGCTTTCTTTGAGAAGGTTATTAAAGACCTTGCTACAATAGGAGGACCAGAAGCATCGAAGTGGATTCAATATATGGATGAGAAATTAAAAGCCTTCCGTAAGACAGCAAATTTAGTAGTAGAAGATGTTGATGATCTTTCTAAGGTAATAGAGAAGTATCGGGAAGATATGAAAGGACTTGAGTTCATAAATGATTTTGCCAAGTCTCAGGGTATGAGTTTTGATTTTGTAGGAAAGAAAATAGATATAATGGAAAAATCTCTGGAGGATTTTGTATCCAAAGGAGGTAGCAGATTTTCTGACTTTGCAATAGAACTTACTAATGGGTTGGCTAATATGGAAACCAATACCTTTGGAATCACGGAGACTATTAAGAAATTAGGAGAATCATTCAAGAGTCTTGAGGAGAGAAAGAAATTTGACTTTGAGTTTGATATAAATACTGCTAAATTGAAGGATGCTGAGGATGCCTTTGAGAAACTATTACAAGTAAGATCGGAGTTAAAGAATGCAGAAACAACTATGGTTACTGTAGATTTTCAAGG